TGCTACAAATGCAACACCAGTGATGTCGTTGATTGTTACGTCAACTGCACCAAGTGCGTTTGCACCGCCACCGGATGTTGGGATTGCAACTAATAGTGCATCGATTGCGTCGACTTGTGCTTGGAAGCCAATTGTACCTGCACCAAGGTCACCAAAAGTTTCTGCGCCAGAACCTGGACCGCCAAAACCTGCGCCTTCAACCATGAAAATAACTGCTGAAGTTGTGTTTCCACCGATTAAAGTGATAGATGCTGCTGAGTCAATTACTTGACGTACTTTGTCAAGGTATGTTTCTGAACCGCCTTCGTATGCGTCGTTAAGAACTGCGTTTCCTGTTGAAACGCCGATAAAAAGTACGTCACGTCCGATTTGCTCAGATGGTGCTACTGTATTACCGTTTACTTTTATAATTTCTGCCATGATAAATTCCTCTAATTTTTGTTATGGTGTGGAGATCTTCTCCACTTTATATTACTTTTATTTATCTAATTTTTGGATTTATCGGTTGATTGGACGTCCTTTCTTGTTCAATCGTTGTATACGGCCGCAAATTCTGCATTGGATCTCGCTGCCGCCTGCGTATTGCTGATGGAACAGCCATTCATGCTTTGAAATGCCAGCTAATTGATGTTGCATAACTTGTTCTGGTTTTGTGAGTTTGCCTAACTTGCCGAAAGGCTTATACTTTTCACGTGCTTCTGCCGAAGGAAACATTCCTATACCGCCCGATGCCTTTAATTCTGCTTGACCTGCTTCATATTCTTCGTGTGTGAAGTACTCTTCGCCTTGCATCGCATACTGATAGCTTTCATCTATCTTTTTTTTGGACTCTTCGCGTTCTTCGTTTGGATCGCCTTTCAAAGACGCTGCATATTCTTCTTCGTTAGGAAACCATGTGCCGTCCTTACCGTAATAACCTTTGTGTTCTGTGCGCTTGCTTTCGTGTAATTCCATTGGCTGGTATTTGAATCGAGGCCCGCTCATGCGGTTGCCAGCCATTTTCATATACTCTCGTGCAATCTCAGTAGCTTCTTCGTATGAATCTACTTCAATACGCTCGCCGTCTTTCTTTGCCCATGCTGCGCGGCTGCCTGTTTGCCCGCCGGACACAGATGCCCAAATACCATATTTAGTACTGGAATCGTAGTGACCGAATTGATCTGAAGATTCGTGGTAGTGTTGACCCTGTCTTTTAGCGGCAGTTTTTTCTTGCCAGTCTTCGTGATCGTTTGCTGCTTTGCCTTCATCATAACCTTTAAAATAGTTAACTGCATATTGCCCAAAAGATGAGCTAAATGACAACGGTGATTTCTTTGGACGGTGATTTCTAGCATCGTCAAATCCTGTGTCGTATGCTTCGCGATTGTCGCTTTCTTTTAATAGTTCGTTAATTTTCATTATTTCTTATCCCATTGCTTAACAGCATTGAAGTTCTGCTTACTGAATTCCAATCTGTCGACTAACTTAACGGCTCCGCCGTCGTGACCAATTGCAACAAATCCTTCTGGGTTGGTTACTTCATAACCGTCGCCATCTTTAACAAATGTGCCCATTCCTTCAACTTGGTGTAATTTCTGAATCAGCAATAACTTAATCTCTGTCAAGCGTTTGAACACCGCTAATACTCCAGCAATGTGGTTCATGTTGTCTTCTAAGAATTCTTCTTGCTTCTTAATCTTCAGTACACGTGACTGACCAGCGCGACCTTCCGGGTCTGCTAACTTGTCAATTTCTTTTTGTATCTTTCCGCGGTAAAATTCAAAGAAGTCATTTAAGAATTCTGTAATGTTACCAACGGTCTTGTCTTCGCGTACTAATTTGTTAATGTACGGCTTGATGTATTTCTTAAATTCAGAATCTTCGATTACTACGTTGAACTTCTCCGGACGAATCTTTGCCATTGTAGCTTTTGTTGCTTTTACTAAATTACTAAATTTGGATACTTCTTCTGGAGTCAAGCTTGCCGTACCAGTTAAATCTGTGTACGTTGCATCGTCTGCCCACACGTCCGGAGTTTGCTTAAGACTGCCAGCATTAAAACCGAACGATGCTTCCATACTTTGCATGTCCGCGCCTTCATATACAGTGTGGAATACAATGCCTAGCTTGGCACGTTTCATTGTTGTTGCTAAATCACTCTTTGCTGGAACCGCATATGTAATGGTGTTTGGACCAAATGTTAGCATTGACTCGCCGTCTATGTTAGCTGTCTCAAGTTGACTAGAAACATTATCAAACATCAAGTCGCCTTGTAGTACGCCGCTTATGCCTAGCTTAGGCAATTGCTTCAAGCATAATATTAATTTGTCTGCTAGATCGGGTTGCTTTTCTCTGTACCAGTTGTTAGCATTCGCTACGGTCTTAACGATCTTAGGTTCCATCTTACCAAATACTGATTTTGTACCTACGAAAAACTTTCCGTCGGTTGGATCAATGCCACAAACAATAGCAGGAGCTCCGTCCCACTTAGTTGTAATGGTTGCTTTGGTTCCGGCACCCTTGGAGAGCATTGATATGACTTGCTCTATGTAAGTTACTGCGGCCTTTGCCCCTTCGAATCCACTGTTGAAAACTAAATCTTCAACGTGTTCCATGTGAACATTTTTGCCTGCTGCTTCAAATAAGTAGCTAACCATCAGACTACGTTGCAATGATGAATTTTGGATAGGCTTGCTTCGCATGCTCGATTGCTTGTCGCGTTTGAATTTGCCTGAAGGTGCTGCTGGCTTTGCTTGTGTTGGCGCTTGTGGTTTGCTTGTGTTAGGGTCCGCGCTACCAACAAACTCGTTAACTAATCCAGCAAGATATTTTTTAATTGCGCGAGGCTTCATCTTGCCGTTATATGGTTCGACTGGACGGCCTCCCATAAATCCATCAACCCATTTATTAAACTCTTCGAGTGTCGGGTCGGCTCCCGTGTCTTTTAAGATTTTGTTAGATTCAGCTGACCACGTATTTACAAACTTTTGGGTCATTTTTTGTCTTTTTATTCGTTGGCCTTTTGTAGACTGCGAACGCTTGATGGCTGCTGTATTAAGAGCATTTTGTCCCGCGGCTGCTACGCCGGGTGCATATTTTTTGACAGTATCTGAATTTGCAGCTATAGCACCAGTAACACCCTTAACAGCGTTGCCTGCTGATTTACCTGCGCCTTTAAGCCAAGCAGGAATGTCTTCAACTAATTGTTCGCTTGGTTGTTCGCCTGTAAGCCATTGTGGAATTCCATCAAATTCTTTAAGATTCATTACTTGTTACGGCTCTCTTTCAGCTTATGAATAGCTCTGGAAAACTTTTTAGTATCGCGTCCTCGGATACTATTGACTAATCTGCGTTCCAATTCTAGGGCAGTATCTTCATTATAATGTTGTTGAATATATTCAATGAGGTTTATCGCGCTAGAAATCACGTTTACTGCACGTGACTCTACTACGTTTTCTTTGTCTTTCTCAATGCTTAATGCATTAAGCTCATCTAAGATACTTCTGACTTCCTGACTCAAGGTGTTTGTACTCCAATTTAGTGTATTTATGCATTATCCACAAAATGGAATATTATGGTATTATTTGTTCAAACCCCTGATCATGTCTTGTATCTTTTTGCTCTGTATTTGAGCAGTGGGAGGTTTTTCAATAATTTCGCCGTCGTCTGTAACGTGCGCTTGCTTGTTCTTAATTTTGTTCATGATATCGCTAGACGGAGGTCCAGATTGTACTTGGTCATCGTCATCTGTATCTACGATGCGCAGTGTGTCAATATCAAATGCCAAGTCAACTTTCTGTCCAACACCCGAGCTTGAGCGCGTTTTCATTAGCTGCAATTGATATCTGCCGTGTTCACGCATGCTGCGTGACGTAAAGATGCCAAATACGTTGTCTGCTGTGTTGATTTTGCTGATTCCGCCTGCAATCATGCTGTGGTCGAAGTCAACTTCTTCCACTGCGCTTCTGTTCAACTGAGATGCAGTTACAAACAGAATCTGCAGGTCGCTTGCTAAGTTACGCAATTCTTCTGATACGTACTTGTCTTTGATAAACACATCGCTGGGTGATACTTTGATGCTGACAGGCATAATCAAGTCTAAGTAATCCACAAGCAAGAAGTCAATCGGTTGTCCTGTTTGGATGTGCAACTCTCTCAAGAATGCTCGTATGTCGTTGACCGTAGATTGTGCTGGCAGATACTTAACTCGTAAGTTACCACACTTCTTTCCTATGATTGCAATCTTAGTTGCTACGTTGTCAACGTCTTTGAAGATCTGATTAGATTTCACACCTGCCAACATGCTGTCAATACGCATGGATGACAGTTGCTCGCTTAATTCAAGTGTAATGTAAACTCCATTAAGTCCTTGCTCAATCCAGTTGCAAGCTAGGTTCTGTAAGAATAATGACTTGCCTGATCCTGAGCCGCCAGCAAATACATTAAGCTCACCTTTGTTAAATCCGCCATAAAGCTTGCGGTCTAATCCTTTCCAACCCGTACTGACTTGTCCGTTGTTATCGCGCAGTGCCAACAGTCTTGCTTTCGGGTCTCGAAAATAATCTGTACCCATGTCACGTGTAAGCGATATACGAACTGCATCTGTTATCAATTTTTCTACCGGATCGAAATCACCTTCTTCAATCATATCTGCAGATGCTAGGACTGCGCGCGACAATGCTTCTTTACGTGTGAACTGCTCAAACTCGTCCAAGAACCATTCCGCATGAGAATCGTCGTAATTATCCACTGTTTGAAATTTTGTATGTGTTGCTGCTTCTAATACTTGTATTGACGGCAGACCGTTGTATTCATTGGCATACTCGCCGACAAAATCTGCAGCTTCTCTTAAGCTCTTGTCGAAGTTCTGTGGATCGTATATGTTTTGAACACGCGAAAACAATCCATGATCGTGGAGCATTAACTCCAGAAATAATTTTTGAAACTCGGGTGTGTAATCGTTAGCCATTGATCCTCTTCTTGTATAATTCTATCTTCAGTTTTGTAGTTAGTACATTACTTATAATACTTTTCAAGGTGAACAATTTTCCGTACCTCTCCACTGCTTCGCCTGCATCTTTGATATCTTCTTCCCAATCTGGAAAGCTAACATTCCAACCATATTCAACTGCGGAATCAATCAGCGGAATTCCAGTGTGATTCATATCCGGTACGACGATTACTTTCTTGTTCAAGTCTTCTATCAAGTCTGCTTGTTCTGCTGATACAATATTCGATAACACTGCCACGCCGTTCAAAAGCATCGCATCCATTGGACCTTCAAATACCAAAACAAAATCCGAGTCCTCTATCAAGTTGTCTGTGCCAAACACATAGTTTGAGTCAACGTCATTAAGATATTTGGGCTTGATTAGCTTTTTGAAACTTCTGGCAGTGCTGCCAACTATCTCGCCTTTCCATGTGAATGGAATTATAAGACGCTTGTTCATTGCAGAATTCTTGTCCTCTGTCCAATACAGAGTTGTGTTTGATATGTCGCCTAAACGATTAGATGCATAATGTACGCAATCCACAAGTCCGGCTGGGTAAGCATTGTCGCCTTTGACTATGTGCCATTGTGCCCACTCTTCAAACGACAAAGCTCCGGGCGGCAGCGAACGAGGTTTAAAGGTTATTTCTTCGTGTACTTTTTCTGGTGCTTGTATGAGACCGGTCATGTCGCGAACTCGCAATGCTTCAATAACCATCAAGCTAATATCGCGTTCACTTGCACCCATCCAATCCAATAACTTACGTGTTTTATGGAACAGTTTCTTGCCTGGAACATAACCAGTTTTGAATCCACAGTTGAAGCATGAATAGACAATGCCGCCGGACACGCCGTCTAGCTTAGTTCCGCCGCGGCCGCGTGTATCCTTAGTCTCCCCATTGTGCGGACAGCATGGCGCGTTGCCTGATTGCCATCCCTTTGGACTAAGTCTAGTCTTACGGGTGCTCATCCAAGTCGTAAGGATAAAATCTGTTACGGTGTTTGTCATTAACTATCGCTAATTAGAATCTGTATTGTATTTCGGATATTCTGCCATCTGTTGCGGTTTCTAAAAATCGTACGCCGTTAAATACGCCAGTGAAATTTAGAGTTGCGTTTATTTCTTGATCTACATAACTGATTGTTGCTACATCGAACCATGATACGTTTGTAGCTTGAGTCAGTATGTTGTCCATTGTTGCCTGTACGGTCAAATCGCCTGTATAGCCAGGAGTTACGCCGTCTGCAAACTTAGCGACGACTGTATGTAATGATTGATTCTCGTGTACTTGTGTCAGTCCGTTTACCGCTTCTGTCATCTTAGTCAATTGATCAATCAATAAAGTATGCGATGGAATGAACTTAGGTGCTGCACCAAGACGTATGTCAACTACGCCACGCATGCCAAGATTATCATCTACGTATGTTGGATGCTTTGTGCCATCCAATGCAATTGATGTAACTGCATATTGGTATTGTCCAGTTTCTACGGTGTACAGATATTGCTCTGGAACTGTTACGCTCACTTTGCCTGTTGTTGCATCAATTATGTGTACAGGAAGTTCGAATAAGATCTGCTTGGTTGCTGATCGCTCATCGAACACAACGAAACAAAACTGCATGTTGCCAATATTAATACGACGTTGGTCCGAATTCTTAAATTGGAAAAATAAGGCATTGTCCACGCCCTTATGTAACTTTAGATTTGATGCATACACTACAATATTCCTCCGATTCGTTGTGTTATCAGAAATTTGAACGTCTGTCTTATTTTGGTATAAATATATTGAATTACTTTGCATATTATGGTTTCTTTAACATATTTATCATTAGTGCGAGTGATTACGGAGTAATGAATCAAACTTTATGAGCGAAATTAATAGTACGAGAAAGGAGATGATCGAGAAGTATCCATTCATGTCATATGTAACATATGGCGGAAACGGTTACTTGGGTATCATTCAAAACCACAATCCGGTAATTACTGGAATGTATCACTTCGATTCGCTATCACGCGACGAAGATAAGCAATTGTTTTTAACACTTGGCGATGAATGGTGGTGGCAATCAAACCGGCAGATCCCAATCAATATTTTTATCAAGGCCGATTGGAAGCCATTTAAAGCAATACTTAAAACATTCAACAGCAAAGACGTTGAGATTGAGTTTGGGCCTTGTGTTAACTTACGTGAAATTGCACTGAAACGCACAAAGAAGAAATCTATTACACTTATCCGGAAAGTAGACTAGTAAGAAAATCAACTAGTCTCCACGTCAATAAACTTGCAACTAACCACAAAGAAAATCTAGCCAATCCTTTTGCATACATTTGCTTGCATGCTTCGCGAATGTTGGCGTTAGAAATCATGGGCAATTAGTATACGGTTTAGGTTTATACTCGTCCTTCAATATATCCATTGTATCTTCGTACGCTTGAACACGTTTGATTTCCTTTGATGTTGCTATTAAAAATTCTGCTATTTTTCTACGATTGTTTACAAGCAGATTTACAGCTGAATCCCATCCTCGGCATTCGCAACCAGCAACCCAATAATTACCGCCAAGCTCTACCATTTCAAAACCATCATACTCGTAATCTAATACCAGCATATCATTTGTTTTAGCTTGTTCTTCCCAGTCTGCTCGCATTTCTTCTGGAGTGGATTCGCCTTCGTCGAAATCCCAGTTGTCCATTCCATGCATTGCAATGTGTTCTCTGCCGCAACTACATTCGAGAGTCGTTTGCCCAGCTTCAGTGAAGATACGCTGGAACTCGCTGTCCATGTCTATTTCCCATTTCATTATTCCCACCTCATTTGTTCGCGGAATGATTTATTTTCTTTTGGATTAGCTACGATTGCAATTCCACTTGTAAGATATACAAACCAAACTGCCGAATAACCTAGAACGCATATCGTGAAGATCCAGGTATTTTCCCATGTTTGTCGAAGCCATTCTTTAAAGATAATCCATTTCATTCTTGTTCCTCGATTAAATTCATATGCACGGCCACGGCCATCGCATAACTTGTCGCGTGACTCTTACGGAATGTGTAGCCTTCTGCATCGTCCCTGTCCCACACTGTTAATGCTATGTTGTGCCATTTCTCATCACGCAAGTGTCTCTTGCCTGGACGGATGATAGCTAAGAACATTGCCATATGCACAATAGAGCTTGGTCGCTTCGATGCTAACAATTCATAATAGTTGTTGATATGAACGATTTTGCTAACAAATTCAGGATCATTTGTTAGCCGTTCCCAGTTTGGCGTTTTTGCTATGAGCGCGTCCAAATGCGACTCACTGCGCACCTTGTCATAGACGCCCAAATTAAGGAAATCCAGCTTGAAATATCCGCGTCCTTCTGCTACTTTATGGTCCATGCTTGCAATGCCTGTCATCGGATCGGTAGGAATGTCGTGATAATACATGCCAGTATTGTGTTTGATCGGCTTACCGTCTCGTATAATAGCTGCTGGAGTGCCGTCTAGCAGTTCAATCGCTTTGTCTCGGTTAGAGAAGTCAATGTCTACGTCTGGAAGATTATATTTCATTTGGTGTGTCTCCAGCATCTATGCCATGGCGGATTGCCCCATTGGCAAACATCGCCGGCCACAGTACCCTTCCAACCCCACTGCCACCATATTGTTATTGGGCCAGGATCTTCGTCGTCTGCTGTTGACATGGGTGCTGGATAAAATCCGAAGATAAT